TGCCGCGTTGGTCTTCATGCTGGAATCTGTAAGCGCCATCATGCCGACACCCGCCACCGTCATGCCTGCACCAATGGCTTTTCCGGCTGCCCCGAACTTTGCGCCCAACCCAGATACCCGGTTCTCTGCACCGTCGAGTCCTTTCTCAAGCTCAGATGTGTCTACTCCGAGCGAAACGAACAGTTTTCCGATTGAACCGAGAGACATGTTTATCTACCTGCCTTTTTCATTGCATCGTTCTCACGTCTTGTTTTCTCGTTCCATGCCGTCTTAAGATACTCGAACTCTTCATCGCTGCATGCGCCAAGTTCATGGGGGAGCTTTCCAAACTCTGCGCATAGTTGGAAAAGCCCCTGCCCCATGTCACTTGTTGCGAAAGGATTGCGCCGCTTTCACCCGCACAACCAACGACTCAAACAGCCTGTCGATGATGTCTACCAGGTCTATCATGCTATAGTTGCCAGCCAGCCAGAACTCATAATCCAGACTCTCATCAAGACAGAGATCTGAGAGCATCCCGCAAAGTCGGTCGTTCGCCGCATCTTGCGTTTTCTCATCTTTAAGTGCATCTCGCGTCTTTTGGAGATCCTCCATCTCTGCCCGAGTTGGCTGCCGCATCTTGATGATGAACTCTCCGCCCTCATCTTCGAGCGTAAGCCCTATCGTCTGCGCCTTCGCCCTGCGTGTCAACCGATCTGCAATGGTGAGTCCTGCGGCATCCTCCGCCGCCTTCTTCACGCGTCGCGACTGTTTACGCTCCGCGATATTGGGGTCATCTTGCATTAATTCGGCACCAGTGTTGTGCTCACCATGTAGTCCACAAGGAAATCCATGGACTTCGTGTAGAAATCCGCAGTCGGGAAGGAACTATCGATCTTCGAGACCTGGCAGCCCATAAGATACCATTTCTTGATCAGTACTCCACCCTGATACTGTTTGCCGACCAGTGCAGAAATCTTCTTTGCCGCAGTGAAATTGTCTGTCCACTTTACATCTGCAGCGACTGGAGAATCTGCAATCAGATCGCCGAACAGAGCACCGATCAGAGTATCGTTGTAGTCTACCTCCTCAAGTGATGCCGTCCGGGTTGCTGCTCCGGTCTTCTGGAGCTTCTGGGTCTGCCCGTGCACCTCGGTTTCCTTCGTGTCGATAGATAGGTTTGTGCTTACGTCCTTGCAAGCCATTACCTGCACCAGTGCGGTTGTGGCTATGTCGATGTAGTACGCTGTTACGGGATCTGTGTTTCCGGTTCCAACGTCTACCTTGAATGTGCCGAGCGCTTCGGTTGCTGCACCTGTTCCAGCGGTGTCGAGCTCAAGCATTTCAGGGGTTATAGCTCCATCTGCATCAACTACAACCACGCTGCCGAACTCTGCGGTCTTCGTCAAGGGTATGATGTCAGATGACGGTACCAAATCTTCTTTGATCAGGGTGGCTTCTGCGCCGCCCATATACCATTTCACTTCGTCCCCTGTTGGGATGTCGCTTCCGACGATTGTTGCCATAATTTATCTACCTCCATTTATATTATTATGATGTCGTGTAATGATAGTTAAGCCTGAATCTGAGCGGTATGTGGATTACGTTCTCCTCCATCAAACTGCTGCCGCCTATCATCGTTATATTCTTGATCTTCGCTGTATTTAAGGTTACGTTATCGGCAAGTACGATCGTTTGCACCCTATCGGCGATTGTCCACGCGGCTAAAGCAGTCGTGGCAAATATCGAGATCTGCATCACAACGTCCGCCTTCGTCATGCCGCCGATTCTGGCTCCGGCAAGTTTCGTGGATACCTCTGAGACCTGAAATATATCGATTGCAGGAATTGGAGTCTTATCATCCCGCAGTCCCGCATAGATATTGGCTGCCGGAATAAGGGTTAGGAGTGTTGCATCTGCCACGAGCGCATCCCGGAATGCTTTGAGTACCGCTATCATTGTACCTCTGACCTAACATCTTCAATAATCATCTGTGGATACTTTGCTTTTACGGTCTCGACCGCTGGTTGCAGAAATGGATGCGCCGCTCGATGCTGCGTTCCAAACTCTACAAAGTGCGCATATTCGACTTCGGAGCCTGCCTTAACGCCAGACCCCACTTCGATTGTATCCCCTACCTCCTGCGTGCTGATGCTGTTCTTGAGCCGTGCGGAAATAACTGGAACCTCTGCGACAGCCTCACGCTCGATCTCAAGTGCTGCCCGGAGCTGTGCCTTGCGCACACCCGCCTCAATATCCTTGCTTAATTGCTCGAGATTGCGCACAACGGCACTGATGCCCCTCACTGTGGCGGTCATTGCACCCTCTTTAGGAACAGATGCAAGTGCCGTGTGGTGGTTCCTTGTTTTATCTGCCAGTCGGCGAGCGAGCCAAATAAATCATATATTATGCTGTCGATCTCTACCCGGTCTCCTGTTGCGAGACTGGTACCGGATGGGGCTATCAGAGTTTTGTCGGTGTCTGCTATTTTCCCGGCTGCAAACAGAACATCATTCGCTTTCGGTCGTCCCACCACACCCAGGAACGTCCCCTTATTCTGATCCCATGTTTTGATTGGGTTGCCGAGTGCGTCGGTCGAGGATGAGGAGCCCCATAATTGGATTGACTCCCCCAGTCGATTGATAGCGTTATCCATGTACTTCATGCCCCCTACATCCAATGCGATAATGTATGTTTGGAGCTACAACTTTGCAAACGGTGTCAACGAACCGCTGAGCTGCCTCTGGCGATCCAAAGCCTGGCACGTCGTTTTGATCCCATATTACCATGTATGTGCAGCCCATAAAATCATCGTTGTTATTTATGGGGTTTGTCGTGGAGGTATTTAAGATTTGCTTTATCTAAGAAGTTCATATATCATCTCATTTATGGATGGTATCCCAAGTTTGGAATGATGATGATGATATTATTCTTTTTTACCCGATTTCTGTGCGAGGGTGTGGGGGTGAAAGATGCTCTCCATTATTGGGATGCTCTTTAATAGTGGAATATTTTTATATAGAAAAAGAAATGAGTGTCCCTTACTTAATAATAACATATAGTAACACATATAATAATAATAATAATAAAAAAATCCTTTCAATATATATATAATAGTATTAGACTTTAGATATAGTATATCATGAGCAATTTCCACCACACACACCTACATTTTCATTTTCTGTAATGGAATATTATCATGAGTGCAAGCAATATGTATATCATCAACACATAATGAACTACACCACCATAACCTTTATATACACTCACACTAAATAACTATTATGGACGGAAATACAACGTGGTTTGATGAACCGCATAATGGCAAGCAGAGTACCCCCAAACAGACCGCAGGTGATCGAATTCTTGAATTCGTTGGCAACCTGCCGATGTTCTACAGCGTAGAGGTGTCAGATGGATTGCAACTTGATCCAAGAACCGTATCCAAGTGGTTAAAGCGACTGGTTGCCACCAAGCAGATCAAGAGAATCGATACAACTGCCACAAAACCATCTCCTGCACAGACCGAATACATAAATAAACTCCGAGCCGCCGGATTGCAAACAAACCATTTCAAAAATGCGAAGTGGTATCAAATAATGGAGATGAGGGAGCAATAAGATGGGAGAACATGATTGGTACCAATCAGAACCAGATGATCAACTTATGGACGTCGAAGAGGAAATTTTCCAATACGTCGCAGATAAAGTAACCACATATCCACAGGAGATCTCAATTGAACTGGGGCATAGCCTCAGCACGGTGCAACACCACCTGCGAGTACTGTTTAAGAGCAAGCGGATCGTAGTCCTCCAAACACTGTTTAACCGCCCCCCAGATCGGATAATGCGCCGTCTGTCAGAATTGCAGATGCAGGGGATGAACGGGAATGACATCCGGAAACGGACATGGTACTGTGTCAACGAAACCGGAGCACAATTGAGGGAGCGGTTGTTTCTGGAAGGCAAAGGACAAAACAGCTTGGTCTGTTTTTGAGAGGTTATAATGATCCCCATCAAGTCTCTTGAATTTAGGATGGCTTCTGTGATACGTGCCGGATTGCGTAGGAGCCTGCGTAACGCCGACCCTCGGGATATTCCAATATCCATACGCCACGCCCAAGATCGCCTCACTGACAGCCTCTATGACTCACTCTACGCTCAAATTGTATCGGTCTATTCCGAAGGATACTCTTCCGCAGGAGAGCTCATCCATCGTCATGCACCACGCGGCACTCTGCTCACAGCTGCCGCACCGGTGCCGTTGGAAGATCCCCGGATAGCAAAAGCAACGAAAGCGGTTATATACGGGCTGAAAGATTCGCTTGGCAACCATAAGAATGAGATCCAGGCGACCATGCGTGATGGATTCGAGAAAGGGGAGTCCATCCCGAAACTATCCAATCGGCTTGATCGATATTTCGATAACAACCGTGCATCCTCTACCCGGATGGCGCGGACCGTAACGAATGACACGTACAACCGTGCGCACCTCGACCGATACGAGGATTCTGGTGTGGTGGATGGCGTACAGTATTCAGCACATGTCGATGAGCGCACGACCGACATCTGCCTGATGCTTAATGACACGATATGGGCGTTAGGCGACAAGGATATACAAGTCCCCCCCATGCATTTCAATTGTCGCAGTCGCCTTGTGCCTTACTTTGGAAAGATACCGGGCAAACGGAACTTTACGGAACAATACGGAAAGGAATTCGTAGCGGAAGCAGAGAAAACATCGACCGTCTTCAGATCAAAATATTGGTCGCCCATGCCACAATCGAAAGCGTCTGCAACATATCAGCGATCATATTTCCCGAAAGGCGACATCAAAACAATCGACCGGGGGCTTTCGCTTACAATCAAAGAAGAGCGTGCAAGGAAGGCAGTTCCTGATGTAATCCCACTCGAACGCCTGAAAGGAATGCTCCGGTACCGCAAGCTTGAGCCAGACAAATCCATAATCGTTGATCGATTCGGCAAGTCCTTGCTGCTTGATAAGTTCGAGGAGCGTGACATCCTCCGGTCAGTCAAAGCATTGATCACACAGACAGATGGCAAGATTGTGCGCGAGACATTGAAGCGAAAGAAGATCATCGATTCGGCATGGAAAGACGTTCTCGCAACCCGGAAAGGCATATCAAAGATGGAAAAGGACATCCTGTATTATCAGAAGCGCATGAAAGCCGATCCCGCAAATATCGTATCATATCGTAATTTCATAGCGCAAGATAAGCGGCTGATCGAGACTGCAAAAGCCCAGGAGTCCCGGCAGGTCATGGAATGGAATCGACTATCCGATATGGCACCCTCTGCCGCCACACAGACCCTCGAAGCCGAGAGAATGAAATATAAGTCCCTGCTTGATAACTTCAAATTCCAAAAGCGTTGAAGGCAAGGAGAGTGACGCGGGTGAACAAAGCCCGCGTCAAACACTATATGGCGCGATTGAAACGATGGTAACCAATAACCATCCGCGCCAGAGGGCATAGTGGAGGGGATTCTGGAAAACCAAAGGAGGTTATACCAATGGCAATCCTCATTTATCCCGATAGTATTTAAGGGGTTCGGTTTCTCTCACGCACTCCCCTGCATACAATAAGCGCATGGCTCGATGTCGTGAATCTCCAGAGTGCCCCAGTCCCACACACACAGCGGTCTATGTGCTGCCTGCACCAGCAGCTTCGCCTCATCAACCGTCTTTGCTATCGCAACCGCCAGCCCGCCGGTACGATCCGGGCAGAACCCCGTCCAGACATATAGCTTGAGTTCAGCCATACTCAATCACCATCCCGGCGCACTGGCTTGATCCAAACTTCTACCGCATCGCCCTCTTCGATGCCTAACGCCTTGCACGCCTGGTATATGTTGACCCGGAACTGTTTCTGCACGAACGTCGTGCCTGCGTTGTGTAGTTCATAGATCTTCATTCAAACCACCTCCGTAACGTCTATCTGGAACATACTTCCGTCCGCCATGTGGAAGAGTAAGGCATTCCGGTCTGGTGTTGCTTCGAGTTCTGCAAGGTCGCTGTGAAATGCTATATGGCCCCCGCTCACTTCTGGGTTGAGCGGGTTGAGTGCACTGGCGATCATCGCCATAATTGCTCTGTGATTGTATTGCATCATGCCACCCCCGTTATATTATTATCAACCTCGATATGAATCATGCAGTTTGATGCCTCATCTGACCACATCGCGATCCCTATAAGGTTGTGTGCTTTGATCTCGTCGTCAAGTATCTTTATCAGAGTTGATAGCCTGCTCGCGTTGTTCTTCTGTTCGGTTGGGATGGTTGTCATTGTTGATTCACGTCCTTATTGTGATACCATATTGGTACAATACCTGTATGGTACGTAATGGTATATAAAGGTACTCACTCACGCGCAGACTACCCTGGCGAGACCCGCCTACCACCCCCACTCGGGACTGGCAGGGGAGAGTCGATCATCTCGGGCTGTGGAATGAATAGCTCGGTCAATGCCCATACAAGTGCATCGATCCGATTTGGAGAAAACTTTGACTCACCGGGAACCCACGAAACCATTTCCTCCTCCATAGCCGGAAACGTACCCATGTGATGGATGATCCCTTTTTCATACCTTGCTACGATGGGTTCTGCTCTCACCGCTTTCCCCCTTGATGCGCGGACATTCTTATACCGACACACCTGTTTCGATGCATCGGCGATCCCCATAATATTCGATTCCACCATATCCCCTCCAAAATTTACCTCTGCGACTATTGCATCGGCATCATTGTGATTATATGCGGTTATGGCTGCATCCCCCCACTCGCCCGGCGTACCAAGCAAGCTCTTATCATCGAGGACATAGCCGTGTCCTGTAGCGTCCATGCCTGCTACAACTATCCCAGTCTCATTGCGAGTGCTGCCCGTCGGATCGATACCCACAACGATCCGCACTAAATCCGGGCAGGTGTTGACTCTGCATTTAGCAATGCGTGCTCGGGTCCAGAGCGCCCCTGGTACTTCATCAATATCTTTCGCGAGGATCTCTTGGCGATACGCCAGCTCGGTCATATCTTGGGTGATCTCATTAAGTGCGGTTTTCGAGATGTGGGGGTTATCAAATGATGTAAAATGAAATGCCGCCCACAGCCCAGATTGGTCTTCCTCTGCCTTCGCAAACATTTTTGCAGCGTGCATCGGATCTTGTGCTTTCGTGATAGACCGCGTGGACCGTGATGGTGGCGTGTAAATAAACATAGCAGAGCCGTCATTATCAAGCAGCATGGGTGCACCCACCACCCCCCATGTGTCTTCGTTCATCATTTGAAACTCATCCAATACCAGAAAATCAGTATAATCACCTCGTAAAGTGTTGCTATCCCACGCAGTCTTCCCCTTGAGGCGGTTCTTTGTGCCCGGTCGTTCGATGGTGTGATCGGTCTCGTTCTTCTTGAACACCCCCGCATCTATTGGCTCCTGCAATGCCTTCTTGACCTCAAACCAGAGTGTGTCCAGCTGGTCAGAGGTTGGTGCAGCATAAAGCGGTCGGAGCCCCTGTAGAAACTTCTCTACACAGATCGATGCGGCGCAAACGGTTTTACCTCCACGCCTTCCCGCCCGAACTACCTTTCGTTTTGCGTGACTGTTCTGGATCAGTTGCTGTACTGGATGGGGTCTGCGCAGGACAACATCACATTCAATCTTGGTCATCTTTCGGAAGATCTTCGTATTTCACGTTGATTGTGGTGTTGAGATTTAAGCTATCCGTCTCGCCCATGATCGACCGCGCCTCCTTACTCGCTGCCATCATGTCTCGTGTCGATGCTGGCACCACGCCCTCGTTACGCCCCCTCTTAACCTGCTCCAACGCAACTTTCAGGAGGTATGCCTTAGCGTCGATCCACTCCGGCATCATCTTCTCTTGAACACCTTTCTGTACCTCCTGATCGTGCAGCATAACCTTTTCCTGCCAGTCAAATGCGGCATTCCACTTGTTAATCGACGTTTCCGAAACGCTAAACTTTTTTGCTACCTTCGCTAAACTTCGCTTACCTTCGGTAGCACCCATATCGCGGTAATAACCGTATGCGTCGCGGTGTCGTTGCTGTTCTTTCATACCTTAACCAAATGTTATATCTGAGGATGGTTATTAAAGTTGCCCTCAAACCTTCGGGATGCCTGCGTTCTCGCACGCCTGATCATGTACGTGTTTTGGGTTCATTGCTCCAAATACCACCCCCCCACAGATCATTATTTCGATGATAACAATGCTCCATGCAACAAAATATCCTGCACTGCCAGCGATGAATGCACCATCCATTCCGCCAATCGGGAGCACATCCACCCATGCCCTGCACAGAAATACAACCCCCACCATACGTATGGCAGGATTGCTTGATAGCCGCACCATGACGACACCGGCGATCACCAGCCCCACACTTCCCGCCATTGCAATGATGGCGGTCTGTGGGGCTGTCAGCGAGCCATATAGAACCACTGACCCAGTCGATAGGGTGCATTGTCCGAGAGTTGCAGGGATGTTGAACGCTCCGGCTGCGAGAAGGTGGCAGCCTTCGTGCAGAAGCGTGCCGACTGTCCACCCAAGCAAAAGGGCTATTGCGCCAAGCAATGCGGTTTCAATGTGCTTTTGGTATGTCATCAGAACAACCCTTGCGCCCGTGCCTTCGGTACCACATAATTTAGGATAGTTAATGGCAACCTATCCGGAAATCTTGTGTGGTACTTATCGATAAGCCGCTGTCCTATTAATCCTTCTTTCCGGAGGATTGCAGCATACTGTAGCTCTTCTTCCGAAACGGGAACTCCACCGTTACGATGGTTGTTTTTGACAATGATGTTAAGATCCGCGTATGAGGCAGTCAACTCGTGAATGTTAACGTTGCCCGGCGTGCCCTTGACTCTGGTGGATGTTATCAGCCCGGCATCCCGGAGCTTCTTGAGAACCTTGCTTGCTGATTTCATGCTTATTTCTCGTGAAAGGACTATATCCCGTGTTGTCTTCGGACCGTCTATGAGTTCCTTTAGGTATTCGTTCTGCGTCTTTGTTACTCTGATTTGTTGCTTCATATTATCCACCATCCGAACTCTTCCAGGAATGCTTCCTCACCGTCGATATAGCCCTTGTAGTCATCCCGAATATTATAAATGCTTTCGTATTCAATCCCTGCATAATACATACTGGGATTATATGAGTCTGAATTATACGATCTCCCAATCTCTTTGCTTGGATATACCCAGTACCGCCCAGTACATTCATAAGCAAGCATTCCCTGCTCAAATTCTACAAGAATCCATGCGTGCCCGTTCTCTTTGCCTTCTACATCTGCCAATCTAATAACAACATGGTATCCACAGTTTTCGAGCATCCATTCCATATATGCTGCCATCTGTGAGCAATCCCACGCGTTTGCTTCATACTGGTAATCATCTGTCCATCTACTATCTGCAAGATATTCCTGCATCGACATGTCTGTCGGAAGCATACAACCTTGCGAATAGTATTCCTCTGGTATCGGCATCATGTTATATGTCGAACGAACGTTACGACTCATACCAAAGGCAGTCTGTGCCGGTATTGGTGTGATTGTACCGGCATGTTTGAAAATTGCCCCTTCAGACATGTAAGGATCGTTATTTCTATCAAACGAGGGATATTGGTGACAAGTCCCACACATCTTTCGGTTTCCCAATGCATGATACGGCACATCGGGCTTTGGTATCGGTGCTTGTGTGGCTATTATTGTTGGGATATAAGTTGGTGTTGTATGCGGCTGTATGATATTGGCAACCGGTGAATCGATAGCAGATGGGGCATCAACCTCGTTAGGTAGGAATAAGATAACCATTGACATCATTACTACTGCTACTACTATTACTACTGCTACTATATCCAAGACCACGTTTGGTTTCATAATCTTTCCCTCCGTGGTGCGAACGCTTTCATGAATGCCGTCTCTTTTGTCGTCTGGTTACTGACTGCGAAATATTCTTTGCAGTTCGTGCATCGAATCATATAGCATGCCGCCCGCATCTTATGTATCCTGTGCTCAGTGCAGCACACAGGGCAGCAAGTATACACGTAATTCTTAGCATTCATGAGTCATTGCCTCTCGGATTGCTTTCGCTGTGTCTCGCGATAGTCCACTGTCAATAACGTTATAACTGCCCCATCGAAGCCGCTCTAATTCCAATTTATTCACCTCTACAAATAATGCAACCGCTCTGGCTTTGTCGCCTCGTATGTAATACACAGTGCGGAAGCTCCCCGCACCTGCAACCTTGATCGAGTGAACCATTATACGGTGGGATAAGCTCATCGATGTGCTCACTGCTGACGGGAGTTCCGAGTATGTGCGTGGGTGCTCCTTAAGCATCTCGATTATCTTATTTTGCACCGTGTACCTCCGTTGGGCACGCGAAGCGAGGATGCAGGACGGGCACAGCGCCCGCCCCTGATAGCTCACGACATCGGCATCCTCCCCGCAACCATCACAAGGATACTCTTCCAAGATCTTATAAAATCCTCGCAGAAGCCCTTCGCGAGCGTCCTCAACCAACCCAACTGATAGATCGCCTACTGCTGCATGACGCACCCAATGGCAGCGCAGATCGATCCATTCCACGTCCACCGGATACCCTGCATACACGATCTTCCTCGCTTCTTTCGCCGTTGGGGCAACTACCGCAAAGCCCGCTACCTCGTCGTTTGCATGTACGTAATACCCACGCTTCATCGGTCTTCTGCCTCCACTTCTGGTTCAAAATACCGCTCAGCCCAGCCTCGCCAACAGATGGCTGTCCAGGTCTTATGCATCCAGCGAGTCCCATATCGAATCTCAAACCAACACCTTGCAACATCAATACTATCGAACCCGTCCGCCCAAGCCCACGCTTCGAGTTCTTCGCCGGACATCTCAGATGGAATGATGTCGTATACCTCAGTGATCACGACCTTACCGAGGAAATGCGCATGATACTTAGGCGGCGTATTATTTGTGTTTACAAAGGGATAGTCAGCCATAAACATCTTCGATCCGGTTGCGGTCATAGTTCGTAATGGCTTATCATGGATCGCTCTGTACTTATGATTGTAGACAGGCACCGTATCACCGACTTTGATCCGGTCGGTCTGCTTTCGGGTGGTCTGCTGCTTTTCGCATGAGAGCAGCGCGTCAAGCCATACACCATCGAACCATATTTTCTCTTCGGGTTCTGGAGCACACTTTGAATACGGCGTAGCCGGGTCGAACCATATTTTCCCTTCGGGTCCTGGTTGCGATCCTTGCGGCTGGGGGTCACAGTCGAGCGTAGCCGGATCAGTTCTTTCGCTCATCGCTCTGACCTCTTTATGCAATCGATCTTGTTCTGCAACTCTGCGATCCTGAAATTCGTCCGCTTTAGACCTACCCCGACTGAACGCTCCCGAAGGGCTACCAGTCGATCTAATTCCTGTTCCATTGCCTCTATTTGTGTTGTCATTGTTTTGCCTCGCACCATCTTACGATTACTGCCCGTTCTTTGCCTTGCTCAAACGTTGCGGTGATCCGATTAACCTGTTTAATCGAATCGTCCTCTATGATACCCTGGTTCACCATTGCATCAAGGATAGGTTTCAACCCACCACAAAGAATGTTGTCAGGATCTCTGGATCTGCCGGTCTCGATCCAGACGCATTCAATATCTATCCTCGAATACGGCTTATCCGGGATGCATCCCTGCGCTATCAGTTCTGCCTCTATCAGTTTCGTATTCTTCTTTTTCACCGATGCATACGCCATGTAATGCCGCTTCGCTATCTTGATGACATCATTCTGACTCGGCAGCCCGAATGAGATCACCAGATGATTTGTCACCATCTTACTCACCGTCCGCTCTGCCCGCGTATCCTTTGCCGTCGCACGCAACACATTTCCTGCGAAGTCCTGCGGTTTCAGAATCCCATATCCAGCCCGAGCCGTTACACGCTGGGCATTCAAGGTGCTCAATTCTGTTCGCCATGTTCATTCGCCTCGCTTGCGTCTTTGATAGCATGTAGCATATCCCGTATCTTCGTGCCTGTCACGGGCTGCCCTGTGGTCTCTTCGATGAACTCCCATAGGTCTTCATCTTCGTTCCGAAATGATAGAGTTATGATTCGTGTCATGTACTTATAACTTATAAGTAATACCTTATAAACTTAACTGTTACTGGAAAAAAGAAGAGAGAAAAGAAGGAATTTCCCCCACTACATCATACCGATCAAGTACCTGCCCACATACTCGGTGTACACCGATGGTATTGCCTGTTTTATCTCTTCCCGGGTCATCCAGTCGATACCCATAGCTACCCGCCAATCTGCAACTCTGCACGACCATCCATCCGCCCCGTTCCCCGCTACAGAACAATACGCAGATTTCTGTATGAATATTCTGGGATCCCGTTTGCTCTGCTGCATGATCGGCTTCTTCCTCGGGATATACATTGGCTGCGGAAGCCACCAGTTCGTTTCAAAACATCTTCTCCGGATGACGTTCAATCCGAACATGGTTCCCTCCAGGTATGTCGTGTTGTTGAGCGGCGCAGTCGGCACATTCTCGATCACATAAGGCTTTCCTGAATCTATCAGCATCGCGCGTACCTGTCCGATTAGATCCGGGTACTTCTTTCCCTTTGCTCGGTGCTTTGCCGTGCTCCAGCAATAGTTCTGACATGGTGGCGATGCGTGGATCGCATCATACTCATCGATGAAATGAATGTTTAGCGCGTCTGTCTGCACGAACCGGTATGGGTAGTTTGGCTGAGGGTTGATATCGACACCAGTAACCTCGAACCCCGCCGCAGCGTAGCCCGCAGAGCATCCTCCGGCTCCACAGAACAGATCCAATAGCTTTGGTAACATCACTTTACCCTCTCAAACAGATCGAATCCGATCCCGTTGGTCTCCTCGGTAATCTGGTCGATTACACCCCTCTTGCGTTCCAGAATCGCCGCTATCGATACGTCTATGGTGTTCTCAGCAAGCAGATAATATATATTCACAGCGTTCTTCTGCCCGATCCGGTGACATCTATCCTCTGCCTGTTCCAGCAGCGCAGGTGTCCAGTCCAGTTCAAGGAACGCCACATTAGACGCTGCCGTGAGTGTGATCCCTACTCCTGCCGCCTTGATGTTTCCTATGAAAAGCTTTGTATCCGGATCGTTCTGGAACTTATCAACTGCAGCCTGTCGTTTCTCGCTTGAGACGCTGCCATCGATATTAACCGCCATGGTGCCATACTCTCGCTCGAGTGCGTGAACAGTTGCCTTGTGTGTTGCGAAAACAACAAGTTTCTCGCCAGAGTCCAGGAAGTTCTCAATCCATGCGAGGGCTTGTTTCATCTTCCCCTGGATAGCTATCTGGCGAAGGTACTCGATCTTTGCAAGCTGCTCGACATGGCTGGCGCGCTCTGCCCCCTCTGCCCCATTCTGCTCTGCCAGCCACTCAAGGAACGCAGTATCTGCCTTGTCGTATTCCTTCCGGTTGTCGATTGGTATCAGGATAGTTGATCTGCGCTTCGCTGGCAGTTCGGGAAGTACCTGATCTTTTGTCCTCCGGATCATGATTGTCTTAAGCGACTGCGCCAGTTCCTCCAAGTTCGACGCTCCGGAGAAATCCCAGGCTGTCCGGTCACACCATTTACCGGGATTTGCGGGGTCTGGTTTGCGCCCGATCTTGATCTGATGAGCTGCAGCATATCGACGATGCCAACTAAAGAACCGCCTATCCGGAAACTCCGCAGGATCGATTATCTGCAGTTGGTTCCAGAGTTCCGCAGGTCGGTTGAGTACCGGGGTGCCGGTCAGAAGTATCTTGTGCGGCGTTACGGCTGCCAGTTCTTTCGCTGCCTTGCTGCGTGCTGCCTTCTTGTTCTTGACCGAATGCGATTCATCAAGGATTAAAACTTTGGGATTAAGTGCTATGAGCCGCGGAAGCCACTTTTTCAAGATGTCGTAATTGATGATTAATATCGCGTCCGTCACCAAATGTTTGGTTTTCGGTCCGATTACCTCAATCCAGTCGCCGGTCTCAAGCCATGCCTCTGCTTCTCTCTTCCAGTTCAACTTCAGCGATGCCGGACATACTACCACTGCCGGGCGCATCTCAGGATGCAATGCGAGATATGCAAGCGCCTGAATTGTCTTACCGAGACCCATCTGATCCGCTATCATACAGTTCCCTCCTACCTCCTCAGCAAATTCCAGCCCTTCTTTTTGGAATGGCATCATTTCCTCCCCATGCCCAAAATGCGCAGGAGCGAGATCCCCTCCTGCACTGGTTGTATTGACATCACCGAGTTGCTCCAAGAATCTCGGAGAGTATGTGACACTGAAAACGTTCCTAACCGCTTGGAACGCATCATACACTTCCGTAATGATTTGTATGGGGCACATCCAACCGCTACTTAACCACCAATTTGTGGACAGCGATCTGCAAACTTTCTTTACGCGGTAGTCACTGAACTTTATGTATATAACTTTAGGGTCTACGCTGATATGCACTTTTGACAATTCCGTCATAAGGATCCTCCCGTCACGAACACGGAAACGAACCGGTCGAAAAGTGCATCTATCCGGAGCGCATACTCTTCTGACTTCGGTCGTATCGGGTCATCTGCCTGCAACCATTCAAGATTAATCGGCAGCCGGATAACCCGCGTGTATGTCGGCATCCATTCAATCGCATCTTGATATAGCCCCCACCATCGATGGACATCATGAGCATTTCTTAGGAGATCCCGATAGTACATCAGATTATCCATCACGGTTCGGTCACAGATGATCACATCCACGTCCTGCGCCATAGCTTCCATCTCTCGCAACATCTGATGATGCCAGATGTATTCCTGAGCCTCGACTGTTCCGAGCTTATATGGGCACTTACGAGCCACCTCATTGACCATGAACACCGTTCTACCAATGTCGATATAGTGGTCATACATTTCTTCTGCTTTTGTGGATTTCCCGCTGCCATGAACGCCCGTAATGCCTATTTTTGTTTGTGTCATCATAGCCACACACCCAGGTCTTCATCTTCGTCTCCGGAGATCCCCATCCCAGCACATACCCAATCGGGGATGCATCCGTCGAATGCTTCGAGTATGTCTCCGATTGTGTAGCCGATCACGCCGCCACAGTTACCTGTTGCAACGTCGAGTCCGGCTCGGGTGGCTGCACAGATTTGGTTGTAGAATCTGCCGCCAAATTCGTCTCTTTCGAATAGAACGAAATATTTTCCGAAATGGTTTGCGTTGTTTGCTATTCCCCCTATGTCCGTTTCTCCATAGAACTCATAGTTTGCAATCGAATCCCATTCATGTATCTCTTCGTCCTCGAAAAGCTCGATAAATCCTCGAACTTCTTTCGTTATCTTCTCTCTGCGTTCATCCGTCACATCCATTATGTTGATGAGTCGTGTCGAGAGGTCCATCCAGCGTGTGTATACGCTGCTTTTGTCTGTTATAGTTGTCATTGTTGCACGTCCTGTATAATTATCGTACTTTCCGATCCCTGCGTAATATTTGAATATGTTGCTTGACTGCCTCCTCTGTACGGTGGGGGAATAAAACGTGAAACGCGGTGAACAGCCTATACCCTGTCATCTTCTGCTTGCGCAGTTCGCGCAGTTGCGCGTTTTCTGATGGTGTCCACCGTGGAGATCTTGCTGCCATCATTCCCCTCCGGCTACCAGTTCATCAAGCCGCTTAGCATCTCCGTCCTGCTCTTCCTGCCGTTGCTCCGTTGTCATTATTTGATCGCCGCTTTCGACTATAAGCCGTGCCATTTTGAGTTCTTTGATATACTCGTATGTAGTCGAAAGTCCGATGTGTGCCCGCATCATGAATATCCCAAGGATATGGTCTTTTGATGTTGTACGTCCGTTTTTCGTGATCAACCGCAGAAGGTCATCTCTGCGCTGTGACCGCGAACGCATATTTGCCTTTGCCTCGGTGGAAAACGAGCCTACATCCTCAACTTCGTTTATGGTCATAAGCTCTCCCCGCCCGCATGATCATTCCATGATATGATAGTCCTGTCTTTGTAGCTACCCTGTCCAGGAGCTTCGTTTCCGGGTCCGTAAAGTTGATTACTATTCGGGTCATTGTTCTACCTTCGAGATGATTACTCTGCCGTCCTGCAACTCCACCCATACCTCATCTCCTGCCACGAATATATCAAAGTCTGAAGGGATTGTCACAGCTATCGAAGTTCCTGCCTCGCGCACCAGCCTGATATGTTTGGTCTTCATATAGGTATAGTATGCATTATAGGTATATAAGGCTTGTGGTACTATCTTATATCTACTTTGTAATTATATAAAGATTCCAGGGGAAAGATAGAGAGATAAAGAGAGAGATAGAGAGAAAAAGAAATAGCTTTCTTTCTTTCTTTATCTTTATCTCTCTCTTTATCTCTATCTCTATGTGTATGTATGTGTGTGTGTCTCCTGGAAACAAATTATAGTAATGTCCCTTATAAAAGTAGAATCTAATTCCATCGAATTCGAGGGAATTAAAACTGCCCTGCACAAACCCCTCGAATATGATGCCCTCAAATTGGGAACCCAGAGAGAACCCCACGACTCTCTTGGGTATGGACGTGCTGCCCTGAATGACAAACAGGGAAGTACGCCTGTATGTCTGCCTCGCTGGTACTTAATAGTACCTGTCAGCCCTTCGATCTCATTCGATATAGGGCTTTGCGTACGAGTACACTGCATCGACGACGTTCTTCTGTGCCTACTTTTGCGTACCTAAGCTCGCAGTCTTTGCACCGAGTGCCGTAGCATCCATCTGGTGAGTCTTCGTTCATCATTCCACTTTGTAGTTGCTGCATAGCCGGGTCCCGATCTGCGTAACCGGGCAGTTTTCTTTGCTGTCCCAATTGCGGGAGTTCGCCGCCCACATGCCCAGACCTCGGCATGTACTCGGATGGAGGCACCTGCCTCCAAAGTAGTAGTAGCAGTCGTTACCGCTTCTGAGTTCTATCCCGTGCATCATTCCACCTTTTGTTTTTTTATCATTTACTGTACCCTCCGATGTCGAATCTGTGTCTACTCTCCCACTCTGCTTTCTTCCCTGCATTGTACGCGGTTACAGGTCTGTAAAATCCGGTAACGCGATCCCAAACAGTTGTTTCCGATCCACACGTTGGGCATATACCAGATAAGTCATTTATTACTCCACATTCATTACATACCGCATACGCACGGGTCAATGCAAGATATGGTATGGTTGTGTTTGTGCAAATGTTTCTCATAAGGTCTTTTACTCCTCCTGCACTTGGCGCAGATTCTCCACAGAAAATATGAGCTATGGTACCTCCGTTGTAATGCTTCTTGAATCGTTCTTGAATGTGCAAAGATTCTCCGAGCCCGAGTTCATCACCGACATAAATATGTGATGAGTTCGTGTAGAATATTCCGTCACCTTCGCCCTGAGTGATTATGTCTGGATAATTCACTTTGTCTTTCAATGCAAGGCTGTGTGAGCAGCCTTCGGCTGGGGACTCTTCAAGATTATATGGGCATCCGTGTTCTCTTGTCAACCGGCGGACGTATGTATGCATATAACTCAACACGCCGTCCACGAAATCAACACATTCGTATATAGGTTTGCCAAACATGTTCAAACAACATTCGTTCATCCCGACAAGCCCGATAGTCGAAAAGAATGAATTGAAATTTGCCATATAACTCTTTGTGAACGGCATAAGTCCCATCTCGAACCCTTCGTTGATCTTCTCTCGCTTCCATTCGCTGTGTTTATGTGCTGCTTCGAGCAGTGTATCAAGACGGGTATAGAAGGCTTTGATCATGTCAGCGTACAAAAATTCAGATACTGCGCCATCATTTTTGACATCTTTATGTGCAAGATACCCAAGTTGCGGCATATTAATCGTAACGACGCTTAATGAGCCCGTACCAACGCCAGCGTTCCACAACCCGCCTTTTGATGCTTCTACAATATCTTCGAGTCGAAGATTCAACCGACAGCACATGGAACGAGTAGAGGACGGATCAAGCCCAGATCCGATATAATTCATGAAGTAAGGTGTACCGAATTTAGCGGTAAGCTCGAATAACTTGGTCGTTACCTCGCAATCCCAATCGAAGTCCTTTGTTATGCTGTATGTAGGTATCGGGAAGGTATGGGGATTGCCGTTCTTATCCCCTTCCATCATAACCTCCATGAAAGCAAGGTTGATCATGTCCATCTCGCGCTGGAACTCGCCGTATGTTCGCTCTTGTGGCATCCCACCAATGATAACCGGTTCGTTCATCATGTGTGCAGGACATTTTAAATCAAAGCTCCAATTCGTAAACGGGGTTTGGAATGCGGCTCTCAGCGGATACGAAAGGTTGAACACCGCTCGTTGAATTGATTGTTTAACCGATCTAAAACTCATATCGTCGTAATACACAAATGGAGCAAGCAGCGTATCAAAATTGCTATACGCCTGCGCCCCTTCCCACTCATTCTGGGAAACATACATCGAATTGACGATATGATCAACTGCGACATCGAAATGTTTTGCCGGTGTCGAGGACGTGCCGGACGGATTCTTTACTCCCTCCATAAGCAACTGCGTTAAATCCAGCCCCCGGCAGTATGCGCTCCATACCCCACCAGACAGATCGTGCAGATGTAATGATCCTGCTCGATGAAATTCTGCCACCGGGGACTGCGACAACGTGGATTCTTTCAACATGGCTGCAGCGATATGTGATTTGAGTCCGCTAACAGAGAACGATGTGTTTGCGTTCTCTTTGCCAGTTCCGTTCTTTATATATTCTTCGATTATTGTATTCATGAGTTCACTCCTCCTGCAGAACATTGAACTCTGAACGCTCGGTGTCTTCTTCGCTGGGAGGGGCGTCGTCCCTGCAGCACCTGGCAATCTTCTCATCGAATGCAACTATGGCCCTTGTGCATGGGCTCTGAAGATCGAGAACGTATAGCGAAGTGCTCCGGAGGGTTCGGCTGACCCGCACCACATGATACTGTATGAGTGGCTCGAAGTTCTTCTTTGCCGCCGCTACGCTCAGTTTTGCGCCTTCCGCTATCTCCCAGATCGAGTGATCGAGTCCCTGATTTTCGATGAGCCATTCCACCATCTTTATCGTAGGTGCCATTCCGAATATCTTATACATCATTGTGTTTCCTCCAGTTTCACTGTCGTCTTCTGATTGATATACGCAGCCCCCATCGGCAGATCGAGTACGCCCATATACTTCTTTACCGCCGTCTTTTTGAACCCGGTGATGTAGTTCTTTGCGACATCTTTCACCGATGTATGGTCAAGCAGTCCGGTAAGCACCAAGGTCACATTTTCGACCACGAGGCTTTGCGTAGTTCTGAACTTCAGAGTCCTGACACCAAATACCATCGTCTTCTTCTCGCCGGTCCATTCATCGATGATCTGCGCTTTGATCTCGTCAATTTTTTCATCAAGGGCAGCTTGTCGCTCGCCGTATGGCAGAAGTACGTCGTTTCGTTTTTGTACCATATCCGCAAGTCGGCTCTCTATCCTCGCGATCTCCTCGTCATAAGATGCGACTGCTGGATTCGAGTTCGTCGCATCTTCGTTCTCTCTGCGTTCTTCTTGCAGTTCTGCAAGCTTGTTTACGCGTTCTTCGATCATTGTGTTGCCACCTTCATAGCTCTTTTCGATTCATCGACTCGTACCCAGAGCGTTCCGTCATCGTCCAGCCCGACACTTAAGCCCGAGTCTTCCCCCTGTACATAGACGTGGAGGGTGCCATCCTGATGCAATCCCGCAGCAAGGGGGATTTCCCTTGCCGCTTGCTCATAACAAAACTCATCGCAATATGGTTTACCGTCTCGCATCATTGCGTTTTCCGGTCTCAGATCAAGCGCACAGTTTGCGCATTGAACATCTGGTTTTTCATCCATCAGACCATCCCCGCAAACGCATCCCGTACCATCTGCCGATACGGTTTCATATCGGCTATAGATTCTGGATTGTCCGCCTCAAACGCTCGTATCCTATCCATTGTCTGCCTGGCAGTCTGGTATACCCACCGATCTCTGGCATCCGTATCGACCACTGCAACTGTCTCCGGGCGCAATGACAATATGGTTCCGCCATCTTCTGGAGTGTATACGGTAATCTTTCCGACAACTGCCAGCATCTCCGGGATCTCCACTTCGCTCATTGCCCGTGCCGCTTCCTGCTGATACTGTCCTGCGTACGCCGTGAAAGCACCCGTCGGGTCTTGCAACCGTGCCCGCCAATATTCCGCATCCGTGCCGATGTCTTCGATTTCCGTAAGTGTGCCAATGACAAAGACGCGGTTAACCTTCGCTCCGGTCGGTGTTACAACATACTGCACAGCATATTTATCGCTCTTGTCTTTCTCAAGAACGATGTCCGTATTCATCAACTCTTTTGAAAAGATGCGGTATGCAACTTCTCGCGTATATCCTGCCATTATTAGACCTCCTGTAGCAACGTCTCAATCTCTTCTTTTGTTACCGGGACATTGATTTCTACGATGCTTTCGACCAGTAACGTATCCCCCATATCCTGCCCGGATACCTTATACTCCTTTGCGATCATGCCTTTGCATATCTTGTCTGCAACAACCGCAGAATCCAGAGCCTCACGCGCCATATTGATCGCATCTTCGAGAGTGATCTCGGTGAGTGCTTCGGTTCGCTCTCGGTTGAGTAGGAGATTCTTTGTCGATACCCCATTATCCAGCACCGCTTTGATGCGCAGGTCATGAGCCCCCTCGACAGTTCCATGCTCTTTACATGTGCCGTGCTGCATTGCCCGATTGCATAATGGGCAGCGTTTTATCACGCCAGAGCCATTCTGGATGGCAACTACGACGCCTATAAACTCTGATGTGGTGAATCCGACAGTAATATCCTCGTCGATCACAGCGATCTTCGTATTCTTCGTGAACGCAACCGAGAACCTGCCCTCATATTCATTTGTGACTACGTTCTCAATCGAATAGCACTTATCCGCCTCGATCTGTTGCAGGTTTGCCTTTTCCCAGCTCACAAACTTCATCACGCCAGTCTCATCTCCAACGAGCCCAGTCTGCCTTATGGATGGTACCTCACTATCCCATAGCTGTGTTACCTTCACTTTGATGTTGCACCATACGCCCGGGGCGGTGATCTGGTCTACTGTCAGCAGCATGGTGGCGGCATGTCCACCCTCTCCCTTCGGTCGCTTGATTCCCTGCGCCCTTAAGATGCCGCTTACGATGCTACGCTCTGCCTCAGAGCCGGTCACACGAAACGCCTTCAACTTTGCGAGCTTTTCAGTAATGTACTCCACATCCACATCCTTAGCGCCAGCAGCTTCAGCACCTGCCTTGATTCTGATCACATCTTCGTCCATCTTTGTTTCCTCCTCTGGTTGTGTTTCAACAGTTGCAGTTTTTGCATCAGTTGTTAAGGATTCCTTGACAACTGCCTTCTGCTGCTGTTTTGAGCTATCCGATATTTCCGGATCACTCGTTTCTGGTGTCGGCTTCTTGTTGTCGCCAGGCGTCGGCTTCTTGTTGTCGCCAGGCACCGGGTCACCACCCTCGTTGTCCTCGCCATCCGGATCTGATGTCGCCTCTGGTGGTAGCAGGTTGCCTTTGCTACCTGTCCAGCCTGCCACCATCAAGTCCCTTGCGATCTCTTCTGTGATCGGCTTCTGTGGTGGAGTGGTGCGATGTAAGAACACTGCAACATGTTTACAGACATCTTTACCCTGTGCAAACTTCCATGCCTCGCAGCCACACGCTATCAGATCCCCCGCATCGGACTCTCGCAAGAGGATCGGGTAGGTCTTCTCGCCATGTTTACAGATGCATGCCCCTTCTCCGGCTCGCATCCATTCGTAATCATCCGCCTCTTCT